CATGTTATTTGTTCCTGTCATGGGTTTGTGGACTTCCAGTATTGGTATCATTGGTCTTGCCCTCAATCTTCGTGCTTATGATTTTGTAAGTCAGGAGATTCGAGCAGCAGAGGATCCTGAGTTTGAAACGTTCTATACAAAGAACATTCTACTTAATGAAGGTCTACGTGCCTGGATGGCACCAGTAGATCAACCTCATGAGAACTTTGTGTTCCCAGAAGAGGTTCTACCAAGAGGAAACGCATTGTGAATACTCAGTATCTTCTATATTTGGTTCTGTTTGTATTTGCTCTAATCGTTATTCTCAATGAGGATCACGATAATGATGATGATCAAGACGGGGGGATTTTACAACCCGTCTATTCACAAGGACAAAGTTAAAAAATAAATAAGAGGAGTTCTCTGAACTCCTTTTTTTATGTTATTCATTCTCATAAGTTTCATACTCTTCGGATTTTTTATGTTTATAATGTCTATTACACAAGATCTATGAAACGTATAATATTCACTGCACTTATTCTTTTAACATTTATTCCATTTGAGTCTAAAAATAAAACTCTGAGTAATTATGGTGTGAAAGACAGAACAATCACACCAACATTAATAGGTAACACAGTTTCTAATATTCCTATTACTAAAGAAATGACTTATAAGAAACTAGAAACTTTAGTTCCTTATATTAAAAAAGCAAGTGCTCAGTTTAATATTCCTGAGAATGTAATTGCTGCAATTCTTTATGAAGAAATACTTCATAGAAAACCTGTTGATGTAAAAACCTTTGGAGTTGCTCAGTTGGGGATTCAGGAGTTAGTTATTCAAGGTCTTCCTCCAAAGCAACAACTCCTAGAGGACGATGAGGTATCTATATGGTTACTTGCAAGCAAACTTCGTCGTATTCAGAAAGAAACAGGTTCTTTAAAGACTGCAATTATTTTGCATAATGGATATTATGATTACTATGATTCTATAAAAAAATCTGCAAAGGATGCTAAAATATTATCTCTTTTAGAACAACGTATCAGTAGAAAAACATTATTTGTCTAATGATTACTTCAGAAACTCATTATAAACTGGCAGAAATTATAAGAGACACTTGGCCAGGTCTTTACAGAAATCCACAAGTGTCCTATAATACTAAAAACAATATACAAGATGAACGAATATTGGATCGTAACAGAAAATAAGACTGGAAGAATTATTGCTCACTGTGGAGATATTAATGATGCGATAATGATGGTTTCTTTTGATCCTCAACATCGATCATATAGTCGTCATCGTTTTCTTATGGATCAAGTAATTGATATAACTTCGACTACTGATAAACAACTTCCTGGACAACAAGGACTTCCTGTCGGTAAAGTAGAACAACTTTCCCCGCATAGGGAAAAACTTCCAGAAGGACAACAAGAACCTGTAGTTGTATGAATAAAATAAAAAAAGTTATTGAATTCTTTGAAAGAGACTCTGATATTACTTTATATGATGAGTGGCATTACATTTATATAACTATTAAAGAATGTATTAAAATTCTATTAAATAAAACGTTTTCGTAAATTTTATGTTAAAAGTATTATATTTGGGAATTGAATCAAAAGATCATATGTGGGAGTATGATTTCCTTACAAAGGAATTGTTTCCTCAAGGAGTTGATAGGGATGATTATTTTACAAATGCAAATTTTACTCTGAATGATATTTGGAATACCAATCAAAAATTTGATGTTCTTGTTTATTTTTGCAGAGATCCTAAGAATTATCCTTGGAGCTATATTCCAACCTATGATGAAATTTTGTATGTCGCACAAAGAATTACGCCAGAGGTTATTATTCAATTATCGGACGAATTCGTAAACGAAGATCTTCAAGATCATAATAGATTGGGTAATTACTGTAAGTTATTCTTAAGACATTATCATCATAAAAATTATTTTTATACTGATAATACAGTTCATATGCCTCTTGGATATAAAAATGGATTTAGTATTGCTGGTAAAGAAATTAAAAAAATAAAAGATAAACAATATAACTGGAGTTTTTTTGGGACTAAAAAATCTGATAGAAGAGAACTAGTAGATAATTTTTCTGAAATTGAGAGGGGAAAATATGCTCTTCGGGATGAGAGTTCTACCGATATAATTCCATCGGATAAACTGGTTGATTATTTTATTGATTCTGTTTTTATTCCTTGCAGTAGGGGATGGTCAACTGTAGATACTATGAGATTGTACGAAGCTTCTATTTGTGGAGCTATACCAGTTGTTGTAGTATCTGATAATGAACGAAAAATCGCATTTAAATATCAACAAAATCCTCCTTGGATCTTTGCTAATTCTTGGGAGAATGCTGTTGAAATATGTAAAAATTTATTAAATGATCCAGAAAAATTACAATCCATTCAAGATGAATTAATACTGTGGTGGAAAAATAGAATTTCTCAAATACAAGAATTATTAAAACAATATTTGATACAATCTTCTTTAGATAAACTAAAAAACTTTCCAAAAGTTTATTGTGTAAGTTTAGAAGAAAATTTTGTTAGAAGAATTTTGTTATCGACACAATTCTCCAAATATAATATAATGGATGTTAACTATCTTTTATCAAAAAAATATCCAGGAAATGGACATATAATAGAATGTGAAAATTTACATACTGAAAAGGATGATAATATTGATGGAGTTTTAAGAGGGGCAGATTGTGCGGTATCTCATATTAAAAATATTAAAAAATGGATTGAGGAAACCGATGATGAATGTGCCTTCTTTTGTGAAGATGATCTAAGTTTAGAAACTGTTAAGTATTGGAATTTTACTTGGGAGGAATTTTATAATAAGTTACCTAAAGATTGGGAGTGCATTCAATTATCAATTATAAGCGATCATTTTAAGGTAGAATCTCTTGAAATACAAGATAGAATGTGGAATTTTTGGGGAGCAACGGCTTATATTATTACAAGAGAATATGGTAAAAGGATAATCGATGCTTATTGTAAAGACGATAAATATATTCTTAACCCATTAAATGAAGAACCTATACATTGTTATTGGAATGCTGCTCCTCTTTTTGGAGGAGATATTGAAAATATAAGTATAGAGGCTTGTCCAATTTATCATAAACTTCCTTTAGTTGAGAATATTCTTTTCACTGGATTGGGGAGAGTGTATAATTGTCCTATATTTGTTGAAAATATTGAAAATGAATCTACTTTTTGCGAAGGACATAAGTTTGGACATATTGAATCTTTTCATTCAATTCTAAATTCTTGGAAGTTGCACCGACAAAATAATTTGTCATTACAGTTTATGGATTAATTAAAGGAGAGTATTTAAATGAAATTTACAGTTTATTCAAAGCAAGGTTGCCCATATTGCGTAAAAATTAAACAAGTGTTAGAATTGGCAGGTCTTGATCACGTAGTTTACACTCTTGGAAGTGATTTTAATAGAGATCAATTTTACGAACAATTTGGTTTAGGATCTACTTTTCCTCAAGTTGTTTTAAATGATGATGAAAATCTGGGCGGATGCTCTGATACAGTTCAATACTTACAGGAGAAAAAACTAGTTTAATGGAAACTAATTTTTACGAAGTTTATAATGATGTGGAGAAAGCAATTGATTTTGCTTTTCAAGGAAAATTTGTTTTGAAATTTTATGATTATTTAAAAATTCGTAAAACAAAAAAATACGAAGTTGAAGAGTTTATTGAAAGTAGAACCGCATCAAATCTTAATGATTTGGTAATAGATTTGGATGCATATCTTGAAGGAGGTACTGATAATCAACATAAACAACTCCGTGAAGGTTATGGACATATCCCAAAACCGCAAGCAAGAAAAATTAGAAATTATTTGTCTAGTATTTTAGAAGATGCCTGGAAATATAATTATGATAAACGACCAGGAAGGCGGAAAAAGAAAACTAAATAAATTAGATCCTCATATTAATCGGGGATTTGAATTGATGTTAAGGACACATAATAGGAGGGAGAAACCATCAAGACCAAAAACATTTCATATTCGTTTTGGTAAGATGTTATCTCTCTTTCGAAGGGAGATACACTTAAGTTTTGATTTTCACTTAGATATTATTAAGAAGTAACTCTCGGAGAAGAACAATGTTAGCAGTATCTCTTACTCTAGGAACATTAATATCAATTATGTTTTTCTTTATGGGAGGTGTTTTAGGTTGGATGTTAAAGCAATATACTTTTGAAAAAAATTATGTAGCGTATACTCATCCAGAAATGTTTGATAATAATGGCAATTTAATACCCGATGAAATTTTAGCAGTAAGGTTTGAAAATGACTATGACAGCGACGACGAAGAAGAAGACGACGAATAGTGCTCCTATTCCTAAACTTCAACCAAATCCATTTCAACACGAAATTTTAGAACTTGCTTCAAAGCAGAGAAGCAATACCAAGAAAGTAGAAGTTTTACAAGAGTATCGTAATGATGGTCTTGTAACACTTTTTATTATGAACTTTGATCAAAGTGTAATTAGTGTTCTTCCTCCCGGACCAGTTCCTTATGCTGGTGTTGAAGATCAGACAGCACTTGGTGGGAATTTAACTGATATGATTACCAGCAAATCAAAGAATGATGGTATGAAGAGTAATGGATATTATGGAACAGAAGAATTTACTACAGAAATGTTAAAGACTTCAATCCGTAATGAATATAAGAACTTTTATATTTTTGTAAAGGGTGGAAGCAATTCAATGTCTCAAATGCGTAAAGAGACAGTCTTCATTAATATGTTGCAAGGATTGCATCCACTTGAAGCAGAATTAATGTGTCTTGTAAAGGATAAGAAACTTACGGATAAATATAAAATATCTTTTGATGTTGTAAAGGAAGCATATCCTGATATTGTTTGGGGAGGACGTTCGTGAGAAGACTTCGTGATGTAGTAAAAAAGGCGCAGGAGAATTCTATGGCTGATGAAAAACGAGAGAATGGAAGTAATTCTGCGCAATATGGATGTGATATTCTACTTCAGAAAACAACTTTACAGCAGGCAAACGATAAAAGTTTTCCAAATGATGCATATTTAATTTGGTATACTGTAGGTGAAGAACAATTTCTTGATTTAGTTCGAGGGTCTAGAGTCCGTATTTTTGATATGTACTATGATACTTATGGACCTGGATCCGTTCAAAAGATTGATTTTGGATATGGTAGAGTAAGCCCTAAGATGTGGGGATATAAAGAACCTGAGAAGAAGAAAAGAAGATGAGTAATGGATTTGGAAGTGAAAAAAAGGTAAAAGTCTCTTTAAATGAAGCAGAACTAAATAAACTGATTAAAAAATATAAAGGTCTTCGTAAATATATGAAATCTCCACTTTACCAAGTTAAGGTAATGGATGGAACTGAGACTGTAGTTTCAGAACTTATGGATGAATATAACCAAGACCCTGTAGATTTATAGGAAAAAAAATTGATGGGAAAGCATTATCTACTTAACTTGTATGGATGCTCGTTTGTCCTTTTGGACGACGAGCGTTGTCTTATTGACCTATTAGAAAACGCAGCAGAAGCAAGCGGAGCAACAGTCGTTCAAACCATATCAAAAAAGTTTGAACCACAAGGAGTCACGGTTCTTTGTCTGCTATCTGAAAGTCATATTAGTATTCATACTTGGCCTGAGGAAGGTAAAGCAGCAGTAGATGTCTATACGTGCGGAGATTGCAATCCTAAGATAGGATGTGATATAATCATTCAGCAGTTATATGCAACCGATCACACATTAAGTTATATTGAACGGTAACAAAAGTTACAAAAGTTTTTGCATAACTATACTAACAGGTCTATAATGACC